TCTACAGTCAATTGTAAGCGCGTCAGCTCTTGCTGGTGGTGTTCCATTTGAGAGTATAGATAGAACAAAACGAATTAAAATTAGACAGGTATACTATGTATCACCTAGACAAATGTGGAGATTTTATGGTTATTATGGCGGTCTTAATGTTGTGGGCGATTTTCATAACTACGGTCAGTACGCTGATGACTCAACCTTCAACGTCATCCCACCATGGCAAAACAAATCACAAGCAATCGCATACGAAGACCACCTCTACACGAGAACATCACACTATTCGTATGAGATTATAGATAATAAAATAAAACTATACCCAATACCGCAAGCTGTGTCACCAGAAAAGTTTTGGTTTAGATTTTCAGTTGAATCATCAGATAAAGCATTTAATGATTCTAATGGGGACAACGGAGTTCAAGGCGTCAACAACATGAACACGCTTCCAATGGAGAATATTCCTTTTGCCAACATCAACTCTATAGGTCAACAGTGGATTAGAAGGTTTGCCTTAGCGCTATCAAAAGAAACGTTAGGTCATGTTAGAGGAAAATTTGGTGGATCAATACCAATACCTGGTGACAACGTCACTCTCAACGCCTCAGATCTCCTTAGTCAAGCACAAGCAGAGCAGCAAAGTCTCCGAGAAGAACTCAACAAGCAACTTGATGAAATGCTATATGCTAAAATTGCAGAGACAGAAAAGGGAATGGTTGATAATATGGATGCTATCGTTCAAAAGGCTCCACTGAAGATTTTTGTGGGGTAAGCTGAATGTCACAATGGGAAAGACCAACACAACCACCTCCTCCAATGTTTTTTGGAGAAAAAGAAAAGAATCTTGTTAAGCAAGTCAATGATGAAATTATTGAAAGAGTTGTTGGGCAACAAATTCTTTATTTTCCAATTGACATGGAAACAACAAACTTTCACCCTCTTTATGGTGAGGCTATAGAAAAGAACTTCTTGCATCCAATTAGAGTTTTTGCTCTTGTTGAATATATGGGAGTTGAAACTGTATTTATGGAAGGCGTTGGTATAGATAAAAAAACCGGTCTGAAAGTCAATTTTCACAAGCGAAGACTCACAGAAGACCAGAATCTCTTTGTCAGAGAGGGTGACTTCGTTAGATATGGCAGTATTTACTATGAGATAGTGAAAATCAATGAACCAAAACAGCTTTTTGGACAAATTGAATCAAGATTTGAAGTAACTGCTGAATGTATTAGAGCGAGAGACGGAGTTTTTAATGGAAACTAGAGAGCAAACACTAGAACCATCGACAATTGAAACCATTGACTTGGCTATATATAAACTTATTGATGATAAGTTTAATTTGCATACAAATACGAATAGTGGATTTAAGAAAGTTCCTGTGTTATGGATGTCACCAGAGAGAGCGGTCAATTCAAAAGATAAAGATATTAGAGATTCTGTTGGAAAACTTAAGTTGCCGCTGATAACTATTGATAGAGTTTCATTCAATAAAGACATGTCCTTTAAGGGTTCATGGCAAGCACACATACCTCCAGAATTAAATGGACCTCGAGGCTACAGAAAGCATCAGAGACTAGTGTCTCGGAAGATCGCACAAAGACCAACAAATAAATTTGCGACAGCTGAAACAAACAGAAAGAACGGCGACCCGAACTTTCCTCGAGAAAACAAAAAAATTGTCTATGAAGATACTTATATGCCGATACCCATTTGGGTCACAGTAAATTACTCTGTAACTCTGAGAACTGAGTATCAACAGCAGATGAACGACCTTATGACTCCTTTTGCAACAAGAACTGGATTGATTAACTCAATCTTTGCAGAGTATGGCGGTCACAAGTATGAAACCTTTGTGCAAGGGGATTTAAGCACAACAAATAACACAGCCAATCTTGGTGAGGACGAAAGATCTTTTCAAACAAAAGTTGATTTAAAGGTTCTTGGCTACCTTCTCGGAGATGGCGAAAATGAAGAGGCTCCAAAAGTGGTTACAAAAGAAACAATTGTAGAAGTCAAACTAATAAGAGAAAGATCAATTGTTGGAGACAAAAAACCATGGGAGTCCGATGATGATAGTTTTAGAGACTTTTAATGACTTTGACATCTAGGACTACTATTTATTAGGAAAAATGATTTTATAAGGAGATAAATCGATGGCTAAAAAATTTGATTTTCTTTCACCCGGAATTGAGATCCGTGAGATTGACCAAAGCTTCATCCCAGTAGAGAGAGACGCTGAGGGACCGATTATTATTGGTAGAACAAGAAAAGGTCCTGCTAACAAGCCTGTAAAGATTAGAAACTTGGATGACTATGTTTCTATTTTTGGACTTCCTGTACCTGGTGGTGCTGGTGCTCAAGGTGATGTATGGAGAGATGGTAATACCACTGGTCCTACATACGCTTCTTATGCTGCTCAAGCATGGCTAGCCTCTGAAGAATCTCCTGTCACAGTTGTAAGGCTTGCTGGTGAGCAACACCCTCAAGCAAATACTGTTGGATACGCTGGTTGGAAACTTAGTGGATCACTTAGTAGCACAATTGCTAATAACTCGACCGCATATGGTTTGTTCTTGATTTCATCTGCTAGTGCTGTAAACAGTGGTCAATCACAAAACCTTGGAACTGGGTCTTTGGCAGCTATATTTTATGCAAATAAAGGTGCTCTAGCTCTTAACGGAACTGAGTTTGGAACTGCGACCACTAGAAGTCAAGCTGGGACACTGATTCAAAGTGTTGGAAGTAACTGTGAATTTAAACTTGATGTGTACAATGAAAGTGATACTCTTGTTAACACATTTAACTTTAACTTCGGTAGAAACTCTGCAAATTATCTTAGAAGTGTTTTCAATACGAATCCTCAACTAGTAAACGAATCAACAGTTGCAGCATCACAAAGAGAAACTTATTGGCTTGGTGAGTCATTCACTAGAGAAATTGAAGATCTTAGTCTCCTCTCTATCGCTGCTGGTGGTGTTGTAGGAGTTCTTCTTCCGTTACAATCTGGATCTTCCGGTGATAACTGGGGTACTCGTCAAGAGTCTGCTCAAGAAGCGGGAACAGGATTTGTAATCTCACAAAAATCAAAAGGACAAGTTGATCTCTTTAGACTTAAGTCTCTTCATGTTGGAGAGGACATTCAAAAAGACTACATGATTGCTATTGAACAAATCACTGAACCTGTAAACCCTGTCGTTAATCCTTTCGGGTCATTCACTGTCTGCATTAAGACTTTGTCAGGTCAAACTGTTGAAAAATATACAAACGTAAACTTTAATCCATCTTCAAATGACTATATTGCTAGAAGAATCGGAGATCAATATCTTGAGTGGGACGAAACAAATCGTCGCTACAGAACCTATGGAGACTTCCAAAACCAATCGAATATCGTATATGTAGATCTTAAGCAATTCATCAAAGATGGTGGTGGACAAGGCTACTTACCTGCAGGTTTCAAAGGGCCCGTTCGTCCAAAAGGATTTACCCTTCTTCATGGCTCACAAGGAGCACAGACCCTTGGTTCTACAGGAGATAATGGAACTAACGCTACCATAACCATAAGAGGAGATAGTATTCCAACTGCTGATGATGTTTTGACAATAGTTTTAAATGGTGATACTCATACAATTACTTTTAAATCAACTAAAGCTGTCGGAGCCTCTGATACAACTTTTACTAATTTTGCTGGTGAAATTGGAATTGGTAGTGGCGCTGGACAAAATGCCGTTTATGACGCTCTCCTAGCTCTTATCAATTCTCACCCTAACTATTCCGCTCCTGCGACTGGAAACAGCACTATGGTTATAACAGCAACATCAACAGGCCCACACTTCAATATACCAGCGATTACCGGAACCGCTGCGGCTCACATGACTACTACAAGCGGTCCTACTGCTGGAACTGATACTAGTAATTTTGCTGCTGCATTTGTGCTTGGAAACGCATCAATGCCAAAAGCTGGTGGTGACGCCGAAGTATTTGTTCAAGGACCTAGTCAATTTACTGCTTCATTTAACTTCCCATCTCTTGCCATGAGACAAAACGGAACTGAAGGTGGTGCACCTGATCCATACCGAGCATACTACGGAATTCGTCCAAAAATTTCCTCAACATCAACTCAACATGATCCAGACTACATTGATTACTTGAGAAGATTGCCAGGTGGAGGAGCAAACTTTACTCCAGCAAATGCAAACATGGAGCACTCGTTCATTTTTACACTTGACGACATCGTTATTGACTTGGCAGCCAACACTGTAACTTATACATCTGGTGCTTATGGAAGTCAAACATCATTTACTTATGGTAGAGGAACTGGTTCGTTCGGTGCACTCTTGGAAAAGAATGTAAGACAATTCTTGATGCCACTTCACGGTGGATCTGATGGATTTGATATCACCGAGAAAGAACCTTTAAGAGACGACTTGATTTCTACTACAAGAAATGACAAGAATGATTACGTTCACTACACTCTAAACAAGGCAATTGATTCAATTCGTGACTCAGAAGTTGTTCCAGCTAATTTATTGTTGATACCAGGTATTCGAAAGCCGGTAATTACCAATAGACTTATCTCAGTAGCAGAAGATCGTCAAGATGTATTGGCACTCATTGATATTGAAAACGATTACAAGCCAACTGCCGAGAGAAGAACTCAAGACACAGCTACTTCTGGTTTGGGCTCTGTTGCATCTGCAGTATCAAGCTTGAAAACTAGAAATCTTAATTCATCTTATGCCGCAGCATTTTACCCATGGGTTCAAATTTCAGATAATTTGAATGGATCAAACCTCGTGTGGATTCCACCATCAGTTGCTGCTCTTGGCGCCATCGGTAAGTCTCAAGCAACTTCAGAACTTTGGTTTGCTCCTGCTGGATTTAACCGTGGAGGACTTGGTTCTCTTGGTGGATCTCGCGGACCTAGAGTTCTTCAAGCGAGACAAAGACTTGATTCTAGAGAAAGAGATTTGCTGTACGAAGTAAACATTAATCCAATCGCAACATTCCCAGCTGAAGGAGTTGTTATTTTTGGACAAAAAACACTTCAAGCAGACGCTTCTGCTCTTGACCGAATTAACGTTCGTCGTTTGGTCCTCTACTTGAAAGCTAGAGTTTCAGAAGTATCACGTAATTTGTTGTTTGATCAAAATGTTAGTTCTACTTGGGCTAGATTTAAGGCACAAGTGAACCCAATCCTTTCAGATACTAGAGCACGTTTTGGATTATCTGACTACAAACTTGTTTTGGACGATACAACTACGACTGCTGACTTGATAGATAGAAACATCATGTATGCAAAAATCTATATCAAACCTGCTCGCGCTATTGAATACATTGTTGTTGACTTTGTTATCACAAGAACCGGTGCGGATTTCGTATAAAAGACTAATTACAATATTATAGGAGATTTAAAATATGACTTTTTGGGGAACTGATCTTGGTGGAGCTGCAACTGGCGAGCCTAAAAGAAAGTATAAATTTAAGGTTCAAATTGGAGACCTTGCTGCAGATGGTGTTCTTTGGTACGCCAAATCAGCGACTAAGCCAGAAATTACAGTATCAGACTCGACTGAGCATAAATATCTAGGTCACACTTTTAAGTTTCCTGGTGTTGTCACTTGGAATACAATTGACGTTGCCTTGGTTGATCCGATAACCGAAAATGCCTCTAGAAAACTTTTGCAGAAGCTAAGAGATTCTGGATATATTTTCCCAGAATCATCTGGTATGATGGAAACAATTTCAAAGAATAAAGCTGTTGACGCTATTGGGCCTGTTGTAATCACTCAAATTGATGCGGATGGAGCCATGGTTGAAGAGTGGACTCTTCATAATCCTTTTATTTCAAAACTTGGTTTTGGAGAGCTTGATTATAGCTCTGAGGATCTTTCAGAGATTCAGCTTACACTTGCTTATGACTGGGCAACCTATGGTGACAGAGAAGGTGACGAGATCTTTGACGGAACTGTTGTATAACAAGAGGCGTAGATGACTTGGTGGGGTACTCAGCTAGGGGTGAACATAGGCGGTGATGGTGAACCAAAGAGAAAATATAAATTTTTAGTTAGTTTAGCTGGAAGATATTTGTTTTCTCTTAGGACCATCGATAAGCCTGTGGCTACCGTTGATAATAAAGAATATAAATTAATAAACCACCACTTCAGTTTTCCAGGCACAGTTAAGTGGAATTCCATAAATATGGCCTTAATTGATATTGACGGAACAGCGTCACAACTGTGGTCATTATTGACAAACTCGGGATACTCAACTCCATCTTCTGTTGGAGGGTTCAATACTCTCGAGAAAAAAAGTCAGATCCAAAATCTTGGAGAAATAAAAATTTATCAACTTAGCTCAAACCAAAAGATCTTAGGAGATCAAGTTAGTGTTGAGTATATTGAAGCTTGGACTTTAAAAAATCCCATAATAGAAAAAATATCTTGGGGAGACCTAAGTTACGCTGAAGAAGATTTTGTGCAATACGATCTAACAATTAAGTACGATTGGCCTGAATACGAGTCCTCTGGTACTTTAAAAATTGCTAAATAAACAAAGAGGTATAAATGAGAAGAAATAATGAAGAAAGGTTGTTGAAAGGTCACAAGCCTACACCAACTGAGGAAGCTAGTTTGCCAAATCCTATGGACTTTGTCCGTCCATCACAATTTGTTGATTTGCCATCAAAAGGCAATTACCCACATGGGCACCCTTTGCATGGTTGTGAATCAATAGAAATTAATTATATGACTGCAAAAGATGAAGACATCTTGACCAACAAATCATTACTGCGTAAAGGTTTAGCTATAGATAACTTAATTCAAAATTTAATCAAGGACAAATCTATAAACGGAAGAAGCATGTATCTTGGTGATAGAAACGCTATCTTAGTTTATGCAAGAGCTTCAGCCTATGGAGAAGACTACAAAACAAAAATGCAATGCCCAGCATGTGAAACTGTTTCAAAAACTACATTTGATCTTTCCGAACATGAAACATACACGGTTGATGTTGAAGATAATCCAGAAATCAAAGATCTGCATGATGGGACATATCAAGTTACGCTTCCAGCTTCTGGTATTGTAACAACAATTAAGCCACTAACAGGACAAGATGAACTTCAAATGCTCGCATCCGAAAAATCAAAAGACAGAACCAATAACCTTATAACAAAACAAATGAAACAATTTGTTGTAGATTTCAACGGTTACGATGATGAAAGCACAATATATTACGTTGTTGACAATATGGTTGCAAAAGATTCTAGGTATCTTAGAAAATGTCATGACAATATTTCACCAGATATCGTTATGAGGCAAGAATTTGAATGCAAAAATTGTGGTCACAAGGAGGTAGTTTCGGTTCCTTTTGGGACTGACTTTTTTTGGCCTGAGTCCTGAATATATGGAGCAGGTTTATGAAACCTTTTTCATCCTCAAGCATTATGGGGGCTGGTCTTTAACTGAAATGTACTCACTGCCAGTAGGATTGAGAAACTGGTTTCTTGATAGAACAATAAGGGAATATGAAAAAGAAGCAGAAGCTGCTAAAAAGAAAAGATAGATTGATGCTCGAGATTCGTCTCGAGCATTTTATATTAAAAACTATTTACTTTATCGGAGGATTCTATTATGGCAGACGATCCAAGGTCACTTTCACAACGCGCGAACTTAGAAGTATTGAGAAATAGTAACACAGAGCTTGAAAAAGCTAAAAAAACTCTTGAAGATATTACCAAAATTCAAGATAGACAACTTCAGCTAACAAAAGAAATTCAGGCTTCTGATGAAACTAGGACAACACTAATACAGCAATTTGGCGAAAATTCAGTTGAAGTTTTTGAATTTGAGACAAAAATAACAAAGATAAAAGAAGAACAAGCCCAAATTGACATGGATAGAAGGCTCAACGAAGAACAATTACTTGAACTCAAAGAAAGATATGGCGATTTAAGTGTCGATGAAATAAAAAAGTCACAAGAGTCTTTAAAGTTAGAACAAGAAAGATTAGAAGTCGCCGGTGATATAGTCTCTGAAATCACTAGTATGACAAAAAATATGGGTGATTTTGGTACAGCCGTTGGCAAGATTGGAGGAGCTTTTACAAAAGCTGGTAAAGATCGAACAAGGTTTATGGAATTAGGGAACAAGGTAGCCTCGCTTGGAAAAGAAGGAAGTGCGATAAATAAGTTTGGAAACGCATTTACTCAAACATTTTCAAGAATGTCAGTCACCTCTCTTGCTTTTGTTGGAATCGCCGGTATGATTGTTGGGAAAATTTTCTCAATGGGCTTAGAAATCGATAATTTAAGTAAAAGCTTTCAAAAATCAACAGGATTTAACAAAGATTTCTCTTTTACTATTGCTCAAACGACGGCGAAGGTCAACATGATGGGCGCGAGTGCTAGTGATGTAAGCGCGGCGTTTGGTGCATTAGCCAGTAACTTTAGCGCCTTTAATAAAGATCTAGATAAAACGAACAAACAATTAGCCGAAACAATAATAACTTTACAACAATTTGGCATCACAGCAGACAAATCCTCAAAAGCCATGGACTTTTTCAACAAAGCTATGGGGATGAGTACAGAGCAGTCTAGAAAATTAACAGTTCAAATCTCTACAATGGGGCTAGAAAGCGACATAACGATGACCCAAATGATGTCCAATTTTGATGAAGCAAGAAACAGGATCGGATTGTACGGTCAAAACTCAATAAGAGTTTTAAGAGACTTGTCCATTCAAGCAAAAGCATCTGGCTTGTCAGTGAGTAGTTTACTAGCAATCTCTGGAAAGTTCGATACATTTGAAGGAGCAGCAGATTCAGTATCAAAATTAAACGCTGTTCTTGGAACGAATCTTTCAACAATGCAAATGGTTGAAATGAATGATGCACAAAGGATAGAGGCAATAAGAAAAGAGGTAAAGGCTAGAGTTGGAAGCTTTGACTCACTTGACAAGCACTCACAATTATACCTGCAAACCGCTTTGGGCGCTTCAAGTCTAGAAGAGGCTGCTCGTCTAGTTGATATGAATCCACAACAATACGCTGACTATAATTCAAGATTAGCAGAATCAGCAGAAAACCAAAAAACACTCGCAGAGCAGGCAGAAAAGCTTGTGCCTCTGCAAGAGCAATTAAAAATATCTTTTAATCAGTTACTCACGGAGCTAACTCCGTTAGCAATAGCCGTTGTTAAATTTATCGACGGATTGCTTAAGGCTAAAGAGGTAGTTGTACCTGTAATGGCATTTTTTACCACCCTTACAACTGTGTTGGGTGCACTTATAGTTGTTGCGAAAGTAGTTGGTTTTGTTATGGCATTAATGGGGGCGGGAGCGCTAACCTTATCTGCCCCAGTTTTAGCAACTGTAGGTGCAGTATTGCTTTTAGTATCAGCTTTAGCTTCTTTGTGGTCCTATTTTACTATAACAGGCTCCCCAGCGATGTATGAAATGCCAAAAGTCATGGGAGAAAATTTTTCAGCTATGGGAGATATGGCAGGTAATTTAGCAAAAATGCTTTTAGGTCCAATTGGTGCACTAAGTTCACTCTGGGATATATTCCACAAAGAAGGATCTCCAGAGCTATATGAATTACCTCAAGCGTTTGCTGATAATTTTGCATCAATAGAAGAGAGTGTAGCAGGCACCATGGGGTCAATAACGAACTTTATATCAGTCATGAAAGAATTTGCATCTTTAGAATATGATGGATTTGTAGCAGTTAGGACAGATGGAGGATCAACATCGATGGTCATGGGTTCTGATGGTATAATAAAGCAAATGAGCGAAGGCAGACTTTCTGTTGACGTAAACATGCCAGAAATTAAAATGCCACCTATAAACATCAATGTAACATTTAACGATAAAAGGCTAAAAGACCTAATAAGCGTTGAGATTGCAAAGAAAATAGGAGGAGCTTTATAGTGTCTATCAAGCCAGGTCTATACAACAAAAAATACAATCCAAGCGATGTCCAAGTAAAAGGCTTTGAATTTGTAGAAGATTTTGCTAGTGAGAACGGGAATGTAATTTATTTTTTATGCATGCCATTAGAGAGAGGTGTAGCATTAAAAGCTTACATTAATTCATATAAACTAAATTTGGTAAAAGCTGTTGATTTTGAAACAAGCACTGACTCTAACACGCAGATACCTAAGGAATATGGTATGGACCTTTCTTTTGATGTGTCGTTGGATATTCCAGCTGGATCGATGGAGGAGGCAAGGAACAACTTTGCAAAGATAGCAGAACTTCAAAAATTACTTGCTCCTTTAGAATCTGGGCACCGAGCAGGGATGGCTTACGGTACTAGTCCAAGATTTGATTCAAAAGTTCCTTATTTTTCCGTTTGGTTTAAAAACTTGATATCTTCAGGTGTGCAATTTGGTAGTTACCCAGAGCCAAGTAGTGTCACCGTTAAAGATATGTTTAATTATGGATTTATATGTTTAATTGAAGAGATTAGATATGAACCTGACATGGAGGCTGGGTTCTTTGAGCATGACACACTACTATTGCCAAAGAATATAACACTAAACCTAAATTTAAAATATGCAATAGAAATAGAAGGTATAAGCAGTGCGATGTTAAAAAGTGGACTTATGAGGCCATCTATACCTTTTTTGTCGTTTTTGGCTAATGGGCACTACGATCCAAGTGATAGAGGTGGTTTTCCATTTGGAATAGGAGTTGTAAGTGACAATAAAGCAGCAGAGACAGCAAAAGCCTCATTGCTAAAAAAAGAATATACAACATCCTCTATAAATAAGATCGACACATCTTTAGAAAATGGGTATAATCCAACTACCATTTTTATTTCTATGCATAATAAGAAAAATAATAAAATTAGATCTAGCAAAAATGCAGGCACTGATTCCGATAATATAAGAATTCGTTACGTTCAATTTAAAGCATTTATAAATTCATTTGATAGAAATGTTAAACTGGCTTATACAGAAAATACAAACAAAGCTAGGAGTATAGGTCAAACAATTGCTAATTTAGGAACAGCTTCAACATTAGACGAACTTGTTTACAATATTTCTTTTGAAATACCATCTTATGATTTAAATGATGCAAAAAAGAATTGTGGCAAGATACAGTATTTAACAAGGATGTTTGCTAAATCTGGTGATTCCGATCGTGTCGCACAGAGTGAAGGGCAACAAAGAAAGCATAATAAACTAAACAAAAGAGATTTAAAGGTTTATATACCAAATTTTATAGAAAGTTCTAAGTCTTGGGGTAAGTTTGGTAGTTTTAATACAATGTTCAAGAGTGCATTGGATCTTGTAATCACGAGCATATCAATTGATGTGGATAATGAGGCTGGATATTATGAAGAGCAAAGTAGTAGAGGTCTTCCGTACAGGCTTTTCCCTAAATCTATGAAGATAACAATGTCTCTTAAGCACACAAGTCCTGCATCAGTTATAAAAAACTATATGTATATTCCACCTGAACTAGGTGGTGGCTACTACACAGTAGGTAGCAAATCTAAAGAAGAACATTTGTTTCCATTTAGAAGACCACACACTTATATTAGGAAAAAATAATAATGCCACAATATAAAGACATCTATAGCAAAATATTAAAAAGCGACATTTACTTTGACCTCTTTGAAAAGAGGGGAGTAAAGTATTTAAAAATTAGAAACACAAAAACTTTTGAAAGATTAACTGATATTAGAATTGACATACATGACGAATTTTACACATGGAGCTCTTCTGATAACTTAAGAAGGTTAGCTTTAAAATTTTATGATGAGCCAAGTTTATGGTGGGTTATTGGTCTTGTAAATCAAAAGCCTACTGATGGTCATTGGAAAGTTGGAGACAAAGTTATTATTCCGATTAACCCATACGTTGTTGAAGGAGTGTTGTAATGGCTGAAAACTCGCCTGTTTATACCATACAAAAACAAGTACATATTGCTAACAGAGTCACCCCAGTTTTATTTAATCTGCTCTCCGAAAACATTTATAAAAAAATGAGGGAGTTGAAAGATAGTAACTATGATACCGATGGAAACTTGGTTCCCGTTACGGACCTTGACGAAAGAAAAAGGTGGAGATATCCATATTTTATTTTGGACGTTGGAGATAGATCAATTGGCAATGTTGACGCGCAGGGCGGTAGATACCCATATCTATTCAGTAACTTAAATACTAGTCCGGGTAAATACAATTTTTTCTTGCCAATAAGCAATGATAATGTTCTTAAAGTTGGCGAGGGTTTGGAAGAAAAAGAAGTAATTCAAACTAATGAAGCTTACATTGGCTATAAATCTGCCACTAGAGTTGTGGCTGGAGTGACCGTTGATGAATATAAGCCTGTACCAGCCGGTCTTTTGTATTTTAATCTACTATTGAATCCAGATTCACAAAAAGTTTTGCTTGAGGGGCGTTCAGAGCGAGAAGCAGAGCTCATGCAAGCATCGCCTGTTGCAAGTGGAAACCCCCTTAGAGCTATAGGACTAAGAAGTGTTTTTGCCTTATATTGTAGTGTTATAGGTAATGGTGCCACTATCTCCAATAAAGATTTTACTACAAATGACATTTTTTTGGTAAACGAAGCAACGTTTGGAATCTCTGGTACTGGTCAGAGAGCTTTTCCTTTGGCTGGTGGGATATTTCCTTATAATGATGAAACAAGAGAGCGGCTTTTTAGAACTCATATTTTTCCAAGATTAAAAACATTTTTCGACAAAGGACTAGATTGGAGAAAAGCTAGAGAAGAGTTAGATCTTGTGTACGAGGGAGAAGAGAAAAACTCAGACGAATACAAAGATCTTGAAAAGAAACTACACCAATTACAAGTAGGACCAGTGCCTCGTGAAGTACTTGGTCTACTTGAAGTATTTTTAAACAACGAAGAAAACATTCCAATAATGATGGAGAAACTGTCTGAAATTTTTAACCAAACTAGATTCGATGTTACAACTGGGGAAGTTAGAGGCTCTGGTGGTGCTGGGGTTTCTAGTAGCAAAAAAGCAGCTATAATTTTAGACGCACTAGAGGCACCATCTTACTATGGAATGGCAAATTCTGAAGATAAAAGCACTGTTAATATTTTTGAATTTCTTGGGTTTGCTAATGCTATTGAAGAAGCTGTTGGAGATGGTGATGATGCTCAGCCTTACGATCCACAAGCACTTGTTGCTTCGCTTGCATCAAGCGAATTAGGTTTGCTGGGTACTTTTTACACCATGAAAAATCGTCTTGGTGGCGAACCACAAATGGATACCTTAAGAGTGCAAGAGAAGTTACAATGTTTTTTAACCAGTGGTCTTTTATTCTCAACTGCAACCACGTCAAAAACAGCAGGTTGGGATAACTATTGGAACATTCCTGATCCATCTGACTCATCAAAATCAATATCTCCATTAAGTGGAAAATTTGTTCCATTAAGCGAACAAGAAAAGAAAAAAAGAGAAAAAGAAGGCGAATCAACAGATGGGTGGGAAGGACACAACAGAATTTACCCAGTTACAACAAACTTTGATTCTAGAGATTTTATGAATACAGCCTTTATTGGACAAGACACTAGAGATATTTTTCCTAGAATATCTAAAGACATGCTTGGTACAACTAAAACAGTTGGAGAGGGTGATGAGGCAACAACAACACAAGTTGGAAAAGGAGAAGACTATAACCAAATGTTTAAGCAACTTTGGTGGGTTTACGAATCCGATGGTGATCTTAAAGAGGTTCAACTATTTTTGAGCTCCATGGATGTTTCTAATCAAGAAAGTCTCTCAACCTCCGGTTTTGAGTCTGCACTTGAAATTCTTAATAGCGAGGTTTTAAGCACGGCAGAGAAAACGTTTAAAGTAAAACAGTTGGAGTTGGGCATTGAAAATCCAACACTAGAAAGCATTTATTCAAAACTTCAAGAAATCCAAACTGACATAGAGAAAAAGTTTAAAGATGGAAATAATAATGAATACTATTACTTAGATCAAATTGTAATTGACTTTAAAGGAACCATGCCTTCAACAGCAAGAAATGATGTGACTGTTGAATTTCAATTTAATCTCTCTTCAATGTCTGCTTTAGATTTAAAAATGACTCCTGAGGGTGTAGAATACCCTGTTAGACTTTATGATTTGATAGTTCTACCTCAAACTTCTAAAATATCAAAAGGATTTGGTAGCAATGAATCAGCACAGTTCAATCCTGACTATAGCAGAGTTAGATTAAAAGTTGCAGCAAAAAATGATTATTCTTCAAACCTTATAATTGATTTAAATACTATAGATTACAACTTTAATAGAACAGGTGCATCTGGTGAAACGTCGATGACTGTTAACATGAGAGGGTATTTTGAAACCATTTTACACATGCCAGAAAACGATGTTCTAACAAACGAAAACCAAAGACAAGCAAGAGAAGAAGCAGCGAAGAAAACTAAAGAAGCTGTTGATGCCCTAAATAATGCACCTGAAGATTCTTCTGCTGATGCCACTGATGCCCTAAAAAAAGCTGTTGAAGCAGCAGAAGAAAATGAAAGAAAAGTAACTGTAAAACAAAGAAGGGACGCTAGTACGATTATGACTAACCTATCTGCTAAGAATCTTTTACATGCAGTACAAATAAAAAACAGTAAAGCTATTGAAGAATTGAGTGCCGCTGATATTGAAATTACACAAAATTTTGTTAAATCTGTGGTGTATGGGGACGATATTGTGGATGGTTCAAGATTTTTCTTTTTTGGAGATCTTATATATGTTCTATTAGATGCAATTTACAAAGAAGGGACATCAGAACATAGAGCAGCAACAAAAAACATGAACATGAGATACATAGTTGCTCCAATTCAAGTTCCAAGACGAGATGAAAATGGTAAAATAGAATATATAACAATAAATCCATTGTGCATACCAATTTCTCAAGACTTTTTTATTGCGTGGTATAATGATGTTATTATTAAGAAAAATGTATCAAATTATAGAATTGGAATTTTTATCAGAGATTTAATAGAAAGACTTGTAAATAAAATAATATATGAGACATGTTTTACTGCGGAACAAACTTTGATAAGTCCGCCTCAAATTCGCGACACTTTTGTCGCAACCTCAGAAAGTGAGTGGTATATAAAAGATAAGACTTACTTCTTTAGCCCAAGTGACCCTTACTATGAAGATCCCGTTAACAGTAAACCAATACCAGAAAAGCCTTTTTTAAGAAAGTCGATGTTTTATGACGATGCAACCCAAAAAAATTCTAATAGAAATAACTCTGATATAGAAAGAGATTTAATTCAGAAAAATTACTGTTTGATTTACCCATCTTATGTTGAAGCCATAAAAGGTTTAACGCAAGTTAAAAAAGTTGATGAAAAAGATACACTAAAGAGACAAAAGTTTACTCCGGAAATATTTTATGGTAGAAAAAATACAAACTATAATTTTATAACTAACATGAGTTTATCTAAAACTAACACTCCATTCCTGAGAGAGGCAAGATACTCTTCGACTAATTATGGCCCCCTCTCACTTCTATCTAACGTGTATGACTTATCTTTTTCGTTCGTCAGTAAAGGCGCTAACACCATATTGTATCCTGGTGTAATAATTAATTTTATTCTATTAGATTGGGGAAAAAGAGACTTTGTATCACAGACGCCATATGAAGTTTTAGACAATACTTCCGGAGATTATACCGCAGCTTTCGGAGAATCAAATCCTCATGATTACACAACAAGAGCACACTTGTTAGGTATGGGAGGATATTTTATAATTTCATCTGTTCAATATATACTAGGTCAAACAACTCAAGACTTTGAAATTAAAATATCTGCTAAATTTAATGGAATGGATGGACAAAATACAAAACGATCTAACTACCTTCCTGCTGCAAGAGCTTCTGATGAATCATCGGGTGAAGGAGAGGAGCACCTCAAAGGAGGAAAAAATCCTACTGATGAAACTAGTGGTGGCTCCCCCAACGGAGGTAATGCATCTGAAGATGGAGTACAAAACTCACCAGTTACCGAAGTAGATGTTGCAGCTGGACTTTCTCCAGAGAACCTTGCGATAATAGGTGGTGCGATTAAAGAGAAAAATTACATCAAAAATTATGTGCCGTATTCTGGGACTATATCTTTTGAATCAACTCAAACCGGTGTTTACCCTGAACCGCCCGCTCAAGCACCTGCTATCCTCAACGAAATTTTAATTGATGAATCAAAGTCTCTTGATGACGACGCAATAAATAATTTATTTATTCGTGATATTTTAGATGAGCTAAAACTACCAGTTCAAACATTTATTTTAAAGGGCCTTGATACCACTACAGAATCAAGCGGTGAAAGTGTGGGTACTGCATTTTATCTTGAATGTGATCCAAATGCGGGCACTTGTGTGTTAAAATATCTAAAGTAAAAAGAGGACAGTAAAATGAGCAGAGATTTTAATTCTAATAACAAAACACAAAGAACAATTACCAGAACTCACTATCGAGGAAAATTTAAATCACAAGCTTATCTTGAAAACTCTGGTATGGGATCTAAATGCATTAAAGACCTACATTTCGCTGAAAGAACACATTACGGTTTCATCGATCATCTGAACAACTCAGTTGTACCAGATGAAAGATACTTGGTTTCTGTTGATAATCATAGAATGTTTGATTTTGTTGCTGACTCTTTTACACTGTTGAGATTGAATTTTATATCTGCTAAAAATAGAGGTCTTATTCCCTCAAACTCGCCGGCTTTTGCTGAAATGAATATATTTAAGTCATATGAAAACCCTCGTATAAAATACGGAGAATACCTAAAAAATATTCTCCGCGATTACAACAAAACATACATACCAAACGTAGTTGGTAAGTCTAGTATAGCATCTTATTCTGACTATGTCAACAACTTTTTTAAATTTTTTTTCAATGAAGACTTTAACCAACCTTTAACAATGACAAAATGGAATACATCAATAAATTCCTCAGTTCTTGATACCGGTGTTTCATTAATGTATTATGAAATGGATTATGACGCGGACCAACAAAAAATCAATGACATTATAGATGATCCATGTTTTTCTTATTTACAAAATATAGTTTTAAACATGAGCTTCTCTTTGTCAAAAGAAAACCCAAACATTTTAGTTTATGATATGAATTCACCAGCTGGTAGTAGTATTAGAGAATCTTATGGATTGTATAATCTGAAAAATATTTTTGATAAAAGATATGTTAAGACTGTATTTTTTGATAATGAATTATTATATAATAATATTAATATATATTTTAATAGATATGTTTTTGAAAACCCACTAATCAGAGTTTTAAATCATCAATGCGGTAAAACAGTTTCGTCATACATTGAATTGCAAAACATACCCTTCAATCAAAGACCGCTAACAGAACTTCAAGAACTGGAAGTCTATTGCAAGATAAGAAATAAAGAAGAAGGTTTCTTCTACTCTCCCCAAAAACTCAACAACATTATAAAAAAAGCAAAAAATTTTAATCAAAAACTTGACAATCCCTCCGCAATGAGTTATATTAATGATATGTTCCGTGATCAAATTTGGAATAAAGATTATGGGTATCATGATATAAAACAAAAATTTATGGGCACAACACAAACAGAGTCGCAAAGACAACAAACCGGTGGTGGTCAATCTAGCAGCGGTGGTCAATCTACCAGCAGTGGTGGAGGAGGAGGCGGCTCTTCATACTAGGAGGACAAATGATATTTCAATTAATGGACAATAAAACAGAATGCGCCGGAACTTACCTTAGCGGTCAGTTTGTATGGGATAAAATTCCTGAGGGCATATCAAAAACATGGTCCTACTCGGATCATCTTTATGGCAGAGACATTGAATATGCTAATTTGTTGGTGTCTGGTAGGCCGATGGAGGCAGTTTGCCCCGAACACCTTAGAGAACGCTGGATGAGCGTGAAGGGGTTGTTAAAAAGCCATTACAAAGCTCTGACAGCATCTAAAGTTGACCTAGGAGATGTTTGCTTTTACGATGTCGTACCTCAGAAACATCTACAGCATTACTTTGAACTTAAGAACGAAATAACACAATGGGTATTTGATAATGTAAAAACACCGGACAACTATAACTTCTTAAAACGAATACAGGCAGCTACCCGTGAACTTAAAAGATACCCCGTCAACCTTAATTCATTTTCACTATATTGTATCGCTAGTGAAGACATGAAAGCAAAACATCTTTACGATCAATTTGGGGATGACACACCTTATGTGGATTATGATATTTTTGGAACTGTAACTGGTCGTTTGACGACAAAGAAAAGCTCATTTCCAATACTCAACCTCAAGAAAGAGCTCAAGGTTCATGTAAAACCAAACAATCATGCTTTTCTTGAACTTGACTTCAACGCTGCTGAAGTCCGAACAATGCTGGCTCTACAAGGCCACGAACAACCAGAGGAGGATATCCATGAATGGAATATCAAAAACATTTTTAAGAAAGATATTGGCCGAGAAAAAGCTAAAACAAAATTATTTGCATGGCTATACAACGAAGAATCCCAAGCTATTCAATCGGATTTCTACGATAGAGAAAGTCTTAGACAAAAGTTCTATTGTGATGGAAAAGTTCAAACCCCGTTCGGACGAACAATTGCTGCTCCCGTTCGCAAAGCCCTCAACTATCTATTGCAATCGACTTCCTCGGATAACACCCTCGACCGTTTTTGCAAAATTTCTAACTTCCTTAGGGCAACGAGATCAAATGTTGCTTTTGTTGTTCATGATAGCGTTGTCATCGACTTACACGAAGATGACAGATTCTTAATACCCGAACTAGTTGAAATGTTTGGAGACACAAAGCTTGGTAGATTCAAAGTTAATTGTTCCTTGGGTAAGACATTAGGTAGCATGAGGCCTTTTAAGTGGTAGCAGCATTTGCTACCGGTGACCTTGTTAAGGTCGTCAACTGCTGGACGACTGGCTTTGAATATGGTGAAATAGGAGTGGTGATTAAAGCTGAACGCATGAACACAAATCATTTTATTTATTGGGTTTTGTTCGGTAAAGAAAAGCAAGAGGTTCCAATGTGGGATATAGAGATTCAAAAAATCGCTTAATTAATCGTGGTGATTTAGTAGTCGTCATATATCCTCATGTAAAATGGGACTGGTCGAGATACAAACTTGGCGATTTAGGCATTGTTATTAAAAAAATCCACTATGCAGAATACAGTGTTGTTAGAGTCAAACTATTTAGAACACATAAAATTGAAACGATACCGATAGAATATGTTTGTTTGTTGGGAGGCAAAAATGGAAGTGGGGGATCTGGTAGTGTTAACTGAATCACCGTTTGAAGATGCTAATATTTTTGGATATAAGAATGGCGACATCGGCCTAGTAAAAAAAATAGTATATAGCGATGCAAGAGTTTTTAAAACTTGTCTTGTTGTATTGCTAAAAGATTTTAAAGAATATCACATCCCAAATACATACATGAGAAGACTGGAGAGAAAATGTTAATGGTTGGACTTGGCGAAGCAGGAAAGAATATTGTTAACCTGTTTAAAGCCCATACAAAAAATTATAAAATTATTGTTCTTGATGAGGGTGAAGGTATAAAAAAACAAAGTTGTGTTGAAGATTATGACGCAGAACCTGTTATTCTTCCTCAGAGGGGCCTTAAATCACACGATGAAGCCTTCCTATTCCTTTGTGGGTCTGGTAAGATAGCTGGTTCTTGTCTACGCGTTCTAGAGGCTCTGAAGGCCTTTAAAACCACCGTTGTCTATCTTGTACCGGACGTTGAATTCTTATCAGATAGAGAGAAAAAAAGACATAGAGTTCACTTTGGGGTACTACAGGAGTACGCCCGCTCAGGTATGATAGATGAGATATTAATTTTGGACAATAAAGTCTTGTTTCAACACGCAGGCGCAGGAACAACACTGAAATATTATGATAAAGTTAACTATTTTGTATATAACGCAATACAAAACCTTATGTATTGTCGTCATGTTAAGCCAGATTTTGGAAAGTTACATGAAAAAAAAGAGATCTCTAGAATCTCGACAATTGGGATGGCAAAACTAGAAGAAGAAGAAAAATTACTTTTTTCACTTGACAACATCACAGAAACATGCTATAATATTAATATAGATGAGGAGGATCTGAATAATGACGAATCAATTATTCCAAAATGTCAACAGATTGTCAGAGACAACAAAGAAAAAAATAGAAACACATCTTTCGCAATATGGAAATCATCTGAAGATAATAGCTTCTTCTCAATCCACTACACTCATTATATACAGGAATGATAAATTAACGGAGGATGATCATGAGCGAAGACATAAAGACCCTGAAGCTTCTGTTGAGGAACAAAAGGGAGCTTGAAAAAGCAGAAGTGAGAATTTTAGAAGCAATCGGTATGGATTATGCAATGGGCATCGAAACGGATAAGTTTGTAACTGAAAAGATTTTTGAGATATCCAATTTAATTCTTACACTTAACGAAAGTATAAAGAAATGTCAAGAAAAAATTAGAAAAAAATCATAATTTTACTTGACAAACCATTTCAAATATGTTATAATATATGTATAAGAAATAACGAATTGAAACAAAAAAGTTTTAAATAATACTTGACAAGGTATCAAAACTATGTTATAATACTAATACTCAATCAAACTTTAGGAGGTAATATGAGTAACACAAATAATACAATCAACGTAACAGTATACACTGGAACATTTAAGAAGTCTAATGGTCAAAGCCGCACGATGAACTTTATTCGTCCGTCTGAAGCTCCATCCGGAACTTTTCCATTGAATCTGAAAGAACGAAGTTTGCGACCTGGTTTTGAAACTGTATGGGACATCGATGCTGGTGGCTATCGTACCTATAATTCAAACTCACAAGTAGGATCTTTGTCTAGTTCTATGCGTTCTGTTTCTATTGACTTGTTCTAAGTTAATGCTTCATAGGCCCGCACCCTGCCTTAAAGGGTGCTCTGCACTTGTAGCTCAGCTGGATAGAGCATCCGCCTTCTAAGCGGACGGTCACAGGTTCGAATCCTGTCAAGTGTACGGGCGCTTGGCGCAGCGGTTAGCGCAGGGGACTCATAATCCTTTGGTCCTAGGTTCAAATCCTAGAGCGCCTACTTTTACAAAAACGAAAGATGTCAAAAATTTTTTTTGACCAGTTTTTGAGATTTTATCATGGAGGACAAATGGCAAAAGAGAGATATACGGAGGGTAAGGTGACCCTTAGAGAACACCTTGATACGATTGATCAAAATGGAACCGTTAGCACACATGCGAAAAGATCTCTTGTACGTAGGCTAAAACAAAAATTTAAAGATATGGGATATGTGCGTCTTGCTAAGAATCAGTTTCTTATTGAAGACTACATTGACATGATCTTTGAAACACAAGATTATCGTTGTACGCATTGGCTCCAAACTGGAGAAGGAGAATTAAACGGGGTATGGAATCGACCAGGTACTGGATATTCTCTCTGGAAGAGACAAGATGTAGTTTACGAACTAGACCACGTTTTTCCTGTCAATGCAGGGGGTGTTGATGGGTTTGAAAACTTTCAGTTTCTTTCAGCCAATGCCAATGCGTTTGTTAAATGCTCCTTAACATATGACGACCTTCTTAAAAGAGTTGATTTATCAGACAAACTTAAAGACCGAATTAGAGACGTTCTTCAACG